TTATCTAACTGGATGGATACCGCTTCCAACTATGCCGATCAGACCGCAAGCCTCGTCAGTAATACGATGAGTGGTTTTGTTGATACGCTGTCAGGTGCTTTAAGTGGCAATAAAACCAGTTGGGAAGACTGGTCAAAATCCGTTCTACAGTCGATGCAAAAAGTCATTCTCAATGCAATGCTCGTCAACAGCATTAAAGGGCTGGGCGGCGCAGGATTTATGAGCATGTTTAGCGGTGGCGCGTCTGGTGCATCCGGTGATGCTGGTGGTTTGTTTAGCAGTGGGGCTTTCGACAATCTCACCCTTAATGCCAAAGGTGGAGCCTATGCCTCTGAGGGATTGAGCGCACATAGCAACACCATTGTTAACACCCCAACCTATTTTGCCTTTGCTAAAGGCGCTGGGCTCATGGGAGAGGCGGGGCCAGAGGCAATCATGCCATTAACGCGCTCAGCGGATGGTTCTCTGGGTGTGAGAATGGTCGGTGGGGAATCTGCCTCTGGCGTTGGTGGCGATACCATCATTCATCAGCATTTCACTATTTCGGGTAATGGTGATGCCGCCTTGCGCCAAGCCATGCAAGAGGCAGCGCATAAAGGTGCGACCGACGGCGCTAAAAAGGCCCGTCAGGAAATGTTGCAAGATTTTCAAACTAGAGGCCAAGGCCGCCGCCTGCTAGGGGTTTAATAGAGGAGAATACCATGGCAGACATATTTGAATGGCCTGCTGATATCTGCCCCACATCGCTGACATGGCGCCCTGAAAGTAACACAAAAACATTTCGCTCCCCCTTCAATGGAAGCTCTCAAACGGTTCGTTTCCCGGGTACGCGCTGGGTTTGCTCATTGACGTTGAACAATCTTACGGATGAACGTTCCCGTCGTATCGATGCTTTGGTCGCGGCGCTCGATGGCGAATATGGCAGGGTGAAAATACGTGATTGGGGGCGGGCTGGCAGGCCGCCACTGGGTAAACCGTTAGTGTCCGATGCTGATCAGTCAGGTACGCAACTTCATAGTAAGGGATGGACGCCAAACAAAACCGTTCTGCTTATCGGTGACTATATTACCGTCAATGGTGAGTTAAAGATGGTGACAGCCGATATCAAGAGTGCAGCAGACGGCACGGCCATTATCCAGATTGCGCCGATGTTACGCAGTGCGCCGGTGCTAAATTCCCCGATTGAGGTTGAAAAGCCCTATGGAGTTTTCAAACTTAAAGATAATCAGCAAGGGGCTGGCAGCCGTGTACCCGGTGTTTTTACCAGCTACACCCTAGAGTTTGAGGAGGCGTTCTAATGATGTATTCCCCGTTTTCTGCATCGATGGTTGATTGGCTATCTAAGGATCGGGTTACCGCGGTTGTTGCTGCGAATGTTCAATTCGAATCAGGTACAGCGTATGTCCATTCAGGCACGGGGGCGCTCATTCTTGGCGGCGCGGTGTATTACGGCATGGGCAGTATGGGCGCGATAGACGATGTCGGTGAAACCAATACAACCAGCCCAAGCCAATTAAAAATGACGCTTTCAGGTCTGGATATGACGATGTTTGCTAAGACATTGAATGAACGCTGCGTCGGTCGCCCTGCGGAAATTTATCTGGTGGTGATTGATGATCAGGGTGCGCCTCAAGTGGCAGACCTGATTTTCAAAGGAAAGATATCAAGCACGGGGGCGACGGCTGGGGAGACAAATGCGCTGCAATATACGGTAAGTAATATCTTCGAGGATTGGCAACGGCCATTTCCCGATCGCTACACCGATGAATCTCAACAGAGTGCGGCGCCGGGCGATCGCATTTTTCGCTATGTGGCGCAGATGTCTGAACGTTCAATTTTCTGGGGCAGCAAAAAAGATGCGCCGGGCTTCACTTATTCGTGAGGGAGTATGAAGCATAAAGACTGGCATAACCGATTAACGACAGTGCTCAAGGCCGCTACCCAGCGGTCTTTTTTATGGGGCGAGCATGACTGTTGCCTATTTGCCGCGGAGTGTGCCGAAGCGATGTGTGGTGAGGATTTTGCCAAGGATTGGCGAGGGACATATCGCGACGAGCGTGGCGCTAAAAAGGCGCTACTCCGTGGTGGTGGTTCTCTTGAGAAAGTGCTGGCGCGTTACCTTGATGAGGTCCCCGTGAAGCTGGCGCAGCGGGGTGATATTGCCATTGTGGAAAATGTAGGTTCACGCTGTGCTGGGGTTATTTATGCTGGCGCAGTATGGGTGCCGGGTGAGTCTGGCCTTGTTTGTCTTCGTGTAAAACCCATCAGCGCATGGAGGGTTCGCTAATGCCTGCCGCTATTCCTATCATTGCCGCCGTCGCCGCTGGCGTTGCCGCAGCAAATGAAGCCTATGCGATTGCAATGATTATCACAGTGGCCGCGCAGGTCGCCACTCAAGTATTAACGAAATCGCCCTCCATTGATTCATATCGCACACCGCAAGAGCGTAAGCAGGTGCTTCGTGCCGCCGCCAGCGCGAAAACGGTGGTTTACGGAAAATGTATATCAGCCGGCACGTTGTTTTTCTCTGAAGAGCAGGCCGGCGATCAGACGGACGGTGAATTATTACATCTTGCCATCACATTGGCAGGGCATCCCATCACAGGGATAGGCTCGGTATTTCTCGGTGACGACAATATTACGTCATATGGCGACAGCGCATCCTATGAAGCGCATATAGACCGACAAACCGCCGATCCATATATGCTGAAAAACTGCCCGTCGTGGAAAGAGGACATGATAGGTAAAGGGATTTCATGGCTGCGCTTAACCCTTAAATTTGACGCTGAAAAATTTCCTTCCGGTATCCCGAACGTGACCGTTGAAAAGATGGGGCGAAAAGTTTACGACCCACGCACCGGCACCACGATTTATACCAGTAATGCCGCGCTATGCATTCTCGATTACTACCGCAGCTATTTAAAGGTTTCTGACAGCGATATTAACTGGGATCAGTTTCAAGAAGCGGCCAATATCTGCGATGAGTCGGTGAGCAATGCCGACGGCTCCAGCGAAAGCCGCTATACGCTCAATGGTGAGTTTGATCTGAGTGAGAACAAGGCCAGTATCCTTGAGTCCATGGTATCCGCCTGTTCGGGCGAGGTCACATATATTGCGGGTAAACATGGCCTCATTGTCGGTGCGTACTATGGTCCTGCTACAGAAGTAATCACCGAAAGCCAGTTGGCGGGTGATATTGAAATCATGCCTGAGGTATCACAGTCAGAGAAAGTGAATACCATCAAGGGGACGTTTATCGATCCCCTGCAAAAGTACACTGAAGTTGATTTTCCGACAGTCTCGGTTACGGAGTGGATAGCCGAAGATGGTGTAGAAATATCTCAGGATCTAAAGCTACGTTTCGTCACATCTGAATATCAGGCGCAACGCTTGGCTGATATCAAGCTCAAACGCACGCGCATCTCAAGAACGATGAATATTTCGCTCAATCTCAGCGGCTACCGTTATCGCCCTGGTATGTACGTGAAGGTTAATTTCCCGTCCCTCGGCATTATTGATACGGAAATGCGCGTAACGGATTGGAAATTTGGACTACAGACAGGCGTACAGCTGACACTGAAGCAGGAAACGTCAGAGGTATGGGGGGACGCAATAGGCAAACCAATTGAGCGACCTCCGTTTACCGATCTTCCTACTGGCGGCGTTGCGCAGCCGCAAAGCCTGAAATATACCGTAGAGGAAATAGGGCAAGTAGTTCAAGGTGTCTTGTCTTGGCAGAATATTGGTCAGTTTGTTTATAACAAGGTCATTATTCGCCGTGGTACTGAAATGGTGTTATCCGTACAGGTCCCGGGCAATTTCACGCGGTTAACCGGATTGCCACAAGATAGCTATACCGCGCATGTTATCGCCGTCAATCAGATGGGGGCAGAGTCGCCGGAGGCACTATTAGAGTTCAACATCAAAGCACCGCCAGCACCGTCGAAAGTTGATGTGACACAGGGGTTCTTCTCGGTCACGCTGATCCCGAGACTTGCTACGTTGGTAAATGTCTCGACGCAGTTTGATTTTTGGACGTCAGGTGAAACACGACTCCCTAACGCCAATACGTCCACCGTTGAAGCGAATGCAACTCGCGCTGGCATGGGTACGACGTGGTCAAGCCATGAGCTGAAAGCTGAGCATACCTATTACTGGTATATCAGGACGATAAACGCCTTTGGCTCATCCGCATTCATTGAAGTTGCGGCCTTGTGCTCAATGGACTCAGGTGATCTTAACGATTTAATCGATGAGGCTGTGCGCGGTTCTGATGCGTTCCAGAATGTGCAAAATGGGGTTGATACCAATCTGGACGGCATTCTGCAGGACGCGCTTGCAAATCACGGCACTGTTTCACGTCAATTTGAACAGTATGGCGCAGTACGGGCTGAAATATTAACCATCACGACAACTATCGCCAGCGTGGATCAAGCACTTTCGCAATTGACCACGAGCGTTAAGTCTCAGTTTGATGGTGTAAACGCACAAATTATTCAGCAGCAAACGGCCATCGCGGATAACAAAAAGGCGATTTCTAGTCTCGATAGTTACGTGCAAGCGCAGATAGGGCCTGACGGCAGTTTAACATCCTCCGTAAACCAAAAAATGAACGCTGAAGTTAAGAGTGATGGTACAGCGAAAGCGTCATACACCCTGAATATGGGCATAGTACGGAACGGGGTGAAATATAACACCGGTTTTGGCATGAGTATTGAACCTTCTGGCGGTACATACAAATCCACGGTGGTATTTGCCGCCGATCAGTTCGGGATTTATTCAGGGAGCGATCCGGGTAATTATCAGGCGGCCTTCTTTGTTGTTAATGGGCAGGTCTTTATTAAGGATGCACTCATCCAAGCCGCCTCAATCACCTCAGCAAAAATAGCCAAGGCTGCTATTGGGTCAGCCAATATTACCGACTATCTCCAGTCAGATGACTATGTCGCGAAGAACGCAGGGATACGCATTGGCTTTAGAACAGGATCTATTGAAATCAATAGCACAACACCAGGACAAGGCGGGGTCATTATCGATTCTACGGGGATAGCGACATTCGACGAGAATAATATTCGCCGAACGAAACAGGGGAAAATTCGATGAGCAATTATGGAATATCAATTCTCCCATCGATAACCAACAAGGAAATGGATATTACTGCCGGAAGCCGCTCAATGCGGTTTCTTGGCATTTATGGGACGGCACAAACCAGTGATCAACAGCAGGGCTATCGCGCCTACATTGATATCAAGGGGCGCACGGCCGGTTCGCAGGTATATATCGTACCTATCAAGATAGGCGCGCCTTATCAGGATTCAGTCTCTACGATTGTTGGCCTTGATTATGTCAAAAGCTACTGGCTTGAAGGCGATCGACTGTGGCTTCAATACACGGGCGTTAATGATTTAAAAAGATGGAAATTTGCAGAAATCGCCGTTTTTGAAGTCACCGCCGCCAGCGCTTATTCAGGTGAGTATGGCATCGTCCTGCAAGATGCGACTAATTACCTAGAAATATCCGATGCAAACAGCGCGGGCTGTTGTGTCTGGGCGGGGCAGGTCACGATTTCAGGGAGTTGGTCGGCGCCAGCAGATATCCCGATGCGTGATAACTGCGTGATATTTGCGAATTGGAGTAATCCCAATGTGGCGCTGGGCTATAACAATTCGTCAAAAACCATCTCATGTTATGGCTTGAATGGCGCTTCAGCGAGTGTCACTGCGCGCATTGCTATTTTCTCATCGGGATTCTTTCCAACGCCGCCCGAGTATGGTTTTGCCATTTGGAACGCTCAAGGACAATGCACTTTCTCATCTGATTATCCACCCCTGCTTATTGCGGGTACGGTCAGTTTAGCGAGTCGCCAAAATGTATGGGTGAGCACGCCAGTATCACGGCCATTGGTGCCCGTATCGAGCGCGGGTGTAGTGAAGGGGGCCAGTGTTGGTAATGGGTATAGCTCAACGTTTTACTGTGGAATACGCATGAGTGGTAATCAAATATGCGGAGGGCCGACTTACAAAACAGGGATGAACACTGAAAGCTCTTACACCTTTCCCGATGGCATCTCCCCGATTGCTTACCCCATCTTAGATGCAGACAATTATTTTACATTTTAATTAAGAGGCCACTATGTCAGCCGGAACAATAACGCTAACGCATAACTCAGCGGCAGTAACTGGGGCGGGAACGGCATTCACCACGGACTTAAAAGCGGGGGATATTATTGCCTCCGTTGTCGGCGGCGTTACCTATACGTTACCTGTGAAAACAGTCAATAGCGCGGCAAGCGTAACACTGATTAAAAATTATGATGGTCCGACGCAGGCTGGCGCAGCATGGTATGCCATTCCGCGTGATGCCATGAATGCTATTACCGCGCAGCTTGCAGCAGATACAGCGCAGGCACTGCGCGGCCTAAATTATGATAAACAGAATTGGCAGCAGGTCTTTAGTGGTACAGGGACTATCACCGTTAGGCTTCCCGATGGGAGCTCATATACGGGGCCAGCATGGAATTCGTTTATAGTTGAACTTGGTAAAAAAGCCAATGCAGGTGATAACAGCGATATTACAAGCATCTCCGGGCTAAAAACTGCACTCAGCATTGCGCAGGGAGGGACTGGCGAGAAAACTCCAGGTATGAAGTTGTTAGGTGGCCTAGGGCTGAAAAGTAATTCAAGGTTTCTAACGACGACTGGTTCATATATCCCCGGCGAGTTCGTTCCTCAAGCGGTTTATGACAGTCGCTCTATCGTCGGGTACGCAAATATACATAACTGGCCGTTGGGCATCAGCGCAGGTGTTCAGAGTGGGGCGAACGGCACCGATCAGTCGGGAGTCATTTCTCTATTAACAGTGAGAGGGTGGCCTGATGACTCGGGTATATCCGCATCATGTCAGTGGTTCATGGGAGCTACAAAAGCAGGTTATAGATATCCAGGATACAATTCGGTTGATGCGGCATGGTACTTGAGAACTGAGTATTTATGGTGCACTAGGACAACAACAGTTGATTCAAATGGGTTCATTAAAAAAGCATCGCCTGTTATTAAAATCTTCAGTGATGGGAAGTTTGAAACAAATAATGAATCAGAAGGTGCGCAGGTGACCCGCGAGGGTGTTGGTGTTTATCGCATAAGTAATATTCTCGGCCCACACTCAGATAAAGCATGGGGCGGTATTGATGGAGGTTTTGAAATCCCCAAAGATCGCAATGGTCAGCGTTTGCTTTGGCTTGATTATGAAGTCGATGCTGATGGTTCTATCTTGGTAAAAACTTATCACCGAACTTACCCAGAAGCTCCAGCATTTGCCAGAAATATCAAAGACGGATATGAAGAAAGCGATCCAATTGATATACCGTCTGACCAGTTCCTTTCCGTTCGTGTAGAAATGCCACAGGACTCGATCTGGAATCTGGCACAAAAAGCAGCGCAAGAAGAAATGGCACGAGAAGAAATTGCAGAAGAGTAATTAGGTTTGCGCCGGAGCGTATGCAAGACTCCGGCGCAGTGACAATACCAGAGTGACTCTATTGTGGTGACTGTTTATTATTTTGATGATATAGGTTCTAACGCTATAATAAGCAAAGGTTTGCCTGCTGGTTTCAAAACTAGCTTGGTGGATTTATGCTGATTCGATGTATAAAGGAGGTGGGAGTGCCTGCAGAGATTAAAGTATACCTTGAGGATGCTAATCAAGCCTATAGCTCCGGTGTGTGGTGCCTATTAGAGGAAATCTTCACTGAAAATATGGGGATGCTTCTGAAACGGATTGATGGAGTTTCAGCAACAGTTGCATTACGTGATGCAGATATCTATGTAACACCATTCAGTGCAGGAATAGACCGAATTTGCGCTTATATGTTTAGTCATCATAAAAAAAATTTCCTTCTTATTGGTATTAGTATAGGACAAAATTTGCCGATTATTGAGAACCTATGCCCATGTTTACAAAGCGTTTTTATCCGAAGAGTTGACTCTGTTGAGCAAGTTCGTCATAAGGTGTCTCAAGCTTGGACTATATCAAACGAAAAAAAAGAAGAAAAATGCCGTTCATGCTGTCGCTTATTATTAACTGCAGGTGAAAAACGTGTAATCCATTATTTATATAGGGGGTTTAGTGTGTCTCAAGTTGGTAATATTCTAGGGATAGGAATGAAAATGGCAAGTCAAAGAAAACGGGAAGTTATGAGGAAGTATAATTTGCACTCTGACGTAGAACTGTGGAATTTTCTTAACAAATGGCGAGAATATTTAATTCCTTCTGAATAATGCTCCCACCACTCTAGCGAGCTTATGTTGAGTAAGTTCGAAGGAAATCCGAAGTATTAGAAAAATCAGAGTGTATATAACAGACCGGCGCAGTGACAATACCAGTGGATCGCTAATGCGTTTAAGTGATTCAGATGGATATTGTCAGGCGCGGATTGTACGGATTAAATCTAAGATAGCAATGCGGATGATTCTTTGAGTTATGAACTGGGTAATAAAAACCCCGCTCGCTGGCGGGGATAGGTCAATTCATGGGGAGGGAGATTCCTTTAATCCCAGATTGTACAAGCAGTGTATCGGCAAAGAATTTGAAGTAAGTTTTCATGAATGATGAGAAATACCAAGTGTTATCAATAAGAAAATCTGCATCTATTTTTTCATCTTTTGGATATGTGTAAACCATTTTGATATCCATTTTCAACGAAAACACTTTGGCAGAACTCTCAGAATCATAGCTATATCCGTAGGGGCTAGCGTTAACAACAATCACCGATAATTCCGGATTGGAAAGCAGATGACCTCCAGCTTCAAAATTTAGGTTACCATATTCAAAAGTAACATCTCCGCCATAAGAATCTCCTATGCGCATAATTGAGCTGTTAATTACTGATGCTTCAATAAGTTGTAATTCACTTAGTAACATTTTGTTTGGTATTCCGCATTACTGGCTTTAATAGTAATCTTGATGGTCTGTACAGGATTTGTTCTGACATCACTCATGTTCCATGCAAGCTGTTTTAATTCAGGGGCAACAACATGTGAAACATCAACCCCCTCTCTTAGTATGACAACTTTCGCAATTGCTCCTAATGCATATGCCATATCAGAAAGAGTTTTGAGAGTCATATTTCTAGAGCCGTCAAGCAACTGGCACACATGGGCTTTAGATTTCCCCATCTTTTTAGCAAGTTCTGACTGTGAAATGTTCGCATCCTGCATTGCCAAAAGAAGATCCTCGGTTGTGTTGAAAATCAGGCGTTCACACGCCATCTCTCGCTCTCCAACCTCAGGAAAAACAAAATCTTCATCATTAAACATATTGTTAGCAATCATCACAGCCCCGCTCGATTCTTTCCCAGTTATTTCTTACCTTTTGAACGTCTGCATCATCAAGTCGATCAAAGTCTTTGTATATATAATGACTCATGAAGAATGTCATATCATGTCTGTCAGATTCCCAGTAATAACCTCTAATTGGGATCTTTTTTATAGCCCAGAAATTTTTTGCTGGCTTACCATTCAGTGATGGCAACACCCCTTCCTTGCGAGCACTTAAATCAGGTGTTCTCTTTCCAGAAACTAGTCGTTCAAGCTGCAGAGTGAGAGATATCAGCATACTTTTCTGCTTCTTTGCAGGAGTTACACTTTTTAGGGACTCACTGAGGGACTTCAATGCTCCCTTGCAATGCACTATGCGATGACACTCACCCTGTATAGAGCCTTTCAATTTATCACCACCTAAGAGTTAATATATATATTAACTTGCAGAATACAAGCCAGTTTGGCAGAAAATGCTGATTCATCGCTGATTACAATGCCTAGCGAGTTCAAACTTAGTTACCCCCCCCTAGAACGTATCCTCAGGCCTCCGGGATAAACCAGTCTAAGGTTGGCCTCAATCAGCGGCAAATCTTTTTCGATTTACTAATCGTCCCATCGTTACAAACGAACTGCCCGTCAGTTGTACAATGAGATATGCCACCTTTAGAGCCAGAGCAAGGCTTACGCCCACGGCTCGCGTCAGCTTGAAGTGATAGAGTCAGACCGATAATTAACACTGCTAATACTTTGAACATATATAATTCCATTTAATCGCCATATAACTACTTTGAGTTATTAGGATAACTTAAGCATTATGTAGTTCAGATATGTTAATTCTTCCAGCGCTGGACAACCGATCAGCAATCAGTCGTCAT